GAACAACAAATAGTACCGCTAACCCGCCCCCACTGGCGGGTTTGCTTAACACGTATGTATAAGTTTTATCGTATGGGGTGATAACTTGAATGACTATAAACCACAGCGATACGCTGCCGCTGATTCAATCGTTGCCCAATTAGTGGAGCGGCGTGCAGAGGTCTGGGACGTGGTTACCCGTGGCACTCTGACCAGTCACATTGTTTACGATGATGATCGCGTGCATACCGTTGCACCCCGCTTGCCGTATATGATTGAGGAAGCAGACGAAGCCGCCCGGTCACTCACCGCACAAATTGAACGGTGGCAAATTCGGGGACGTTTATACCGCGACTTTATTGCAAAGCACCCCCACCCTACCAGTGACGAGGTGCAGGACGAACTACTACAAATAGAAACTTACGTGGCCTATCAGCAAGGTTACGAGCCACCAGAGGAAGACATTGCTATCAGCAGCGACCCGGTGGCTAACATTCAGAACATGGCTGATTACTTTAAAGAGGAGTGGTGATTATGCGACCAGCTTACGGGTTACGTTCATGGGGACACTATGAGCGCGACCACGAATATCTAAGACCGGCAGACCGACACAATGCAGCTATATTCTTTCGGGCATTGAGTAGGTTACCACCAGAGGACGTGCAGTTCTTGGCAGAGAAGTATCACACAGATATCCCCTGCAAGACCGTGGACAAGCAGGGGCAGCAGCGCACCGATATATCCCGCCTGGATAAAGACCTGGCACCGCTGCACAGTATGACCGCCTATGACTACGGTGCCACGCGGCGGCGGATAGAAAATAAGTTAGGTGTATTGCTTAACGAAGCAGAGGCGGCAATCGACGAACACAAGCAGGAACTGCTTACTGATTACGTGTTGGTACTTGCTAACTCATATTATGTAAACGAAAAGCGTGGTTATCCGTTTAACGACTTGATACTAACAGCAACGCCGAAAATGGCTAAGGTATTCCATGCGCCTAGTCCGTTAGAGGTTATGGGATTCTCAAAGCTCTCACTGGACGAATGGCAGGCGCGTTGCAATGAGCGTTAAACATCTTTGTAATTACGCAGGTTGTCGCGTGGCGATTCCACTCAATGAAAGGTACTGCACTAAGCATAGTAAGGACGCTCCGAAAAGAAGCTATGCGAGTTCAAAGCAGCGTTCCGAATATGAAGCACGAGAACAAGCATTCTATCATAGCAAACAGTGGAAGAATTTATCTAAGCAATGGCGTTTAAGTCACGTTCTTTGTGCTCAATGTGAGCGTGAAGGAAGAATAACAGAAGGAAGACTAGTTGACCATATACAGCCCATCCGGACGGCATACGGGTGGCAGCACAGACTGGACGAAAGCAATTTACAAACGCTTTGTTTCCAATGCCATTCCGACAAGACCACCCGGGAGGTGTACGGCAGAGGCGGACGCGTGCAACACCCCACGAAAATACGGGGGGCGCACGTTAACGCTGGGAAACGGTGATGGGTCTTTACTTATTGACAAAATCCCGAAAAAAGCCGCTGTTTGTAGATATATGTTATAATAACCATAAGATATAACAAGAAAGGAGAAGCAAATGGGACGTAATTTAAAACCGGCTGACGAGATTCAAGGTCACCGCACACCCACGCAAATACTGGCACGCAAACAGAAAGAAGAAGCCCTTCACAACATGCCTGAACTCACATCTAAGGCACCCGCATGGTTAGATGAAAGAGCACAAGCCGAATGGTTGCGGGTTGTCCCCCTATTGGTTGCTAACATTCCAGTGAGCGAACTGGATAGTACCCTGGTTGCGTCATACTGCCAGGCCGTTAGCACAATCGCCACAGCACAGGAACACATCAACCACGATGGTTATATGACCCCCGCAGAACGTGGCGGCGAGAAGGTTAATCCGTATGTGGCAATCAAGACAAACGCCACCAAAGAGATGATGAAACTTGCTGACGCGCTGGGGTTATCAATCTATGGACGGCTGAAGCTAAACGTTAAGGGTGCGGACGTTGGTATTAATGACCCGTTCGCTGACTTGTTGGCATGAACTACTCAAAACAATATGCAGAAGCCGTGCTATCAGGTGAGATAGTGGCGGGCAAAAAAATTCAGCAAGCGTGCAAGCGAACCCTGAAGGACTTAAACCGCAAACGCGGATTTCCGTATTACTTTGATGAAGACGCAGCGCAAAAGGCTATTACATTCGTGGAAGCCATGCCCGCTAAGGACGGTTCACCACTGCAACTAGAGTTATTCCAGAAATGGTTAATCTCCGAATTGTTCGGGTGGCGCTGCACTGGCACTGGTAACCGGAGGTATGATCGTGCGTTTATCAGCATGGCCAGAAAGTCGGGGAAAAGCTTTTTAGTTTCTTGTCTGGGAGCTTTGTACTTATTGCGTGAAAACTCACCAGCTAAGGGACGCGAAATAATTTTCACGGCCAACAGCAACCAGCAAGCACATTTGGCGTTCGATATGATGGCGAGCGGATTACGGCAGGTAGCACGGGTATCACCCGGTGTTAATGAACGGGTTAAAATCAATCGCAACGAAATACGCGACCTACTCACTGACAGTATTGCGCAGCCGTTAGCTTCAGACCTACACAGCCTAGACGGTTACCAAAGCGACTTAGCCGTTATTGATGAATACGCACTAGCCCGCAGTGATGAGATTGTTAAAACGCTGAAGTCCGGGCAGATTAACAGCGACAATAGTTTACTAGCAATTATTAGTACCAGTGGTGGTGACCTCAACAGCCCAATGTATCGCGAATACAAGTTCGTTAAGAAGATTCTATCCGGCACCGAAAAGGCCGATAGATATTTCGTGGCTATCTGGGAACAGGACAACAACGAGGAAGCGTTTGACCACTCTACGTGGGAAAAGAGTAACCCATTGCTGGCAAACAAAGAACGTGCCGCTACGATGATTCCGAGCCTTCAGGCGGACGTTGATTTATACAGTAAGCAAGGAAACATGCGCATGGTTCAGGTCAAAAACTTCAACCGTTGGCAGAATGCTAAGGCAGACGGGTATCTGTTAATGGACGACTGGGACAATCAGACCACCACCACCCCTGACCTTAAAGGCAAACGGGTATATATCGGCCTTGACCTTTCTAAGACTTCAGATTTAACCGCAATTAGTTGGCTGGTGCCTATGCCTGGTTACATGTTTGCGGATTCGCATAGCTTTGTTGGTACTAAGTATGGCGGTATTGCTGAAAAGAGCAGACGGGACGCATTCGACTACGAGGCCGGTGCAAAGCGTAACGAGTGCACCATAACCCGTGACAGCAACGGCATGATTGATTATTCCGAGGTGCTGGACTACTTACTAAAGCTAATTGAAGTTAATAACTGGCAAGTTGAAGCTATCGCCTATGATCCATACGCTATGGATTACCTGATACCAGAGTTAAACAAACGTGGGTTTAATTTAATCGGAGTGCGTCAAGGTACCCGCACGCTGGGCATTCCGACAATTCGCTTCAGAGATGAGTTATACAACGGCAAGATAAGGCACGCTGACAATCAGTTACTTACTTACGCGGCTGGTAATGCCATTCTGAAGTATGACGCTAATAACAACCCGATAATCGACAAGACCCGCAATGCCACAAAAATTGACCCGCTGGCGGCTTTAATGGACGCCTACACAGTGGCACTAGATACGGAGGTGAATATCGCAGATGAAGCAGATAACGCGTTTTATGCAAGTGATGATTTCGGCTTTTAACATTCAAACAGTTTTGCTATTGCTGGGCATGATTCTACTAGCCGTTGGTATGGGGCTGGCGTTCGGTGCCGCCGCCGCTTTATCAGTGGTAGGCTTTGAACTAATCTCCACGGCACTGATTATTGACCGCAACAGTGAAGGGAGGTGAGAAAAATGAGCACATTATTCAATGCTACCCCCACACCACGTGAAGACAACTCCGAGCCGTTTCTTGACGCACTGGTAAGTATGACTAGTAATGATTCTGGTACTTACGTTGGTGCCGGTGCTTTACGTAATTCTGACGTGTTTACGGCCGTTAGGGTCATTGCTAGTGATATTGCAAGCAACCCGATTAAGTACGCTGATACACGCATTACGGGGCTACTGAACAAGGCACCTAACGACAACATGACGGCGTGGGCATTCAAGTTCACCCTAGCAGCGTCAATGCTTCTGAACGGTGATAGCTTTGCGATTGTTTCACGAAACAACAGCGGACAGGTTACCGCGTTGCAATATGTTCCTAATAGTCAAATGGTGGTTAAACAGGACGATACCACGGGTGTACTGGGATACGACTACACGCCACCAGACGCGCGTACAAAGCGCCTAAACGCGGCTGACGTGTTGCACTTCAAGGCATTCACAACTAACGGCGCACGCGGTCTGTCGCCTCTATATGCGTTACGTGACGAGCTGAACATTCAGAGAACAGCCAATAAGCTAACCAGTGGATTCTTCAACTCTGGTGTGCAGGGCACCGGCGTGCTGAAGGTTCAAAAGTCGGGACTGGACGCCGCGGCCAAGAAGTCAATTCGTGAAAAGTTTGAACAAGCTAACAGCGGTTCATTAAGTACCATCATTCTTGATGACACGATGGACTACAAGAAGCTGGAAGTTAATACTGACGTGATGAAATTGGTTAACTCAACCGAGTGGACTACACGACAAGTAGCTAAGGCATTCGGTTTACCAATTGAGCGTATGGGGCTGGAAAACAGCCACAGCAATTCAACACAAGGCAACGTTCTGTATTTGCAGAACACATTAACTCAATACTTTGCAGCGTTTACTAGTGAGCTAGACGTTAAGCTATCCGCTGGCGATAAACGGTTCACATTCGACACCAGCGCATTATTTACGGCTGACCCCGCTACCATGCAGGATTTAGCTATTAAAGGTTTACAAGGCGGTGTGCGGACAGTCAACGAGGCACGCGAACAGATAGGACTGCCGCCAATTGATGGTGGCGATATTCTTCTGATTAGTCTTAACTACACGCCACTAGACAATTTGAGAAATTACCAAAACAAAGGAGCTGACACAGCTAATGAATGATGACGAAGAAAAACGCCTGAACCCCGACGCAAGCCTGTCCGTTGATACACCTACCAAAGCAACCAACGAAACAGACAACGAGGATCCAGACGCTAAGAAAGATGATACCACAGACGGCAAGCACTTAACCGGTTATGCCGTGGTATTCGGCAAGCCTAGCCGTGATTTAGGCGGATTCACTGAAGTAATTGACCCAAAGGCGTTTGAAGGCGTAGACCTATCCGACATTTTTTTAACTAACAACCATGACATGAGCCAAGTTCTGGCGAGTACCAAGGCTGGCACCCTAAAGCTCACGGTAGACGACAAAGGGCTGGCTTTTGACGCTACGCTACCAGATACCACCGTGGCTAGTGACACAGCCAAGAACGTAGAGGCCGGAAACATTAGTAACATGAGTTTCACGTTCATCAACGCCAAAGACGGCGACACGTTCACCCGTGGCGATGATGGCAAGGTAACACGCACAATCAAGGCCATTAAGTCTTTGATTGATGTAACTCTGGTGGCCGTACCCGCGTACAACGACACCAATGTAAAAGTAAGTAAGCGCAGCCTAGAGATGGCACGCGCTGAAGGCAATCCGATTCAGACACCAGAACAGAACTTACCCAAGACAGAAAAGCGAGGATTTAACAACATGGAAAAGACTATTATTGACGGTGCAAACACCGAAACTAGCGCATACGAAAATTACATTCGCAGTCACGGGGAACAGCGCGACGGCATTACTACCACCACAGCAGGGGCAGTAGTTCCAACTGAAGTTATCAACGACGTGTGGGACTTAAAGCAGTCCGACTACGACCTGGCAAAGTACGCCACCGTTAAACAGGTTGGCACTGCCGTGGGTACGTACCCTATTGCGCTGGTGAACAACGGCACGCTGGCAACGAAGGAAGAACTCGCAGAAATTGGCGACATTGACGCCGACCTGTTTAAGGGCGTGGACTACAAGGTAGCAACCCGCGCCGGTAAAATTTTCCTGTCCGATGAAATTATCGAAGACAGCGAAATTAATATTGTTGCTGAAGTTAAGGCACAGCTCAAGAAGCTTGTCACCAACACCAACAACGCCGAGATCATTAAGTTGCTGAAGACGTTCACCGCAGTAGCTGCCAGCACCGTGGACGACCTGAAGCACGTGGTTAACGTTGACCTTGACCCCGCACTTTCCGTTTCTGTTATCACTAACCAGGACGGATACAACTACCTGGACACCCTGAAGGATTCAGATGGCCGGTACTTGCTTCAAGAAAACATCACCAGCCCTTCTGGGAAGACCTTGTTCGGCCGTCCGGTGATTGTTATCAGTAACAAGCTTCTGGCAAGTGCCCCCGCAGGTAGCTACCCAATGTTCATTGGTGATATTGCACAGTCCGTATTCGTGGCACAGAAGAACCAAGTAGAAACACAGTGGGAGAAGTTCGACAGTTACGCTTCTGGCCTTGCCGTTGTACTTCGCAACGACTACAAGCAGGTAGATCCAGACGCTGGCCGTTTTGTAACCATCACACCCGCAGTACCAGCAAGCGAACCCGCAGCTTCTGCCGCTGACACCGGTGCAGCTAAGTAACTAACCCGAGTGGGCGCCCTATTCCGGGGCGTCCTTTTATTTAGGAGATGAACATTAATGGTAACACTTGAAAGCGTCAAAAAGTCCTTGCGCATTAACCACGACCTAGATGACCAGTTGCTTCAGGATTACATCGAAACCGCCAGTGCGTATGTAATTGGTACGATTGATTCACGGTTAACTGACGACGACCTGAAGGACGAAAAACGTTATAACCTAGCTGTCGCTTTGCTGGCACAATTCTGGTATAACAGCCGTGGTGATGAAAATGCGCCGTGGATTCCTAACGCAGTGCTCACGTTGATTCAACAAATGCGAGGTGCTGACTATGCCACTGATTAATAGCATTAGCGAGCTGAACCAGCCAATAGATATTATGGCCGTTACCCGAAAGATGGTTAACGGTGTGGTGGTATCAACTTTTGAACCTGGCGGGGAAAATATAGAAATGGTCTTTTCTACGTGGGCTAAGGTATTAACTAACCAACTGTTTAACTACAAGGTAGCAGCGGGTAATTGGAACGCAGACGAAACAGCCTTTGTAATACGCCATGAACAACCCGGTACAATCCTCACCTCAAATTACCTAACATGGAACGGCCAAACGTACAAAATTGATACGATTAACTACGACAACGCCAAAGGTGAATGGGACGTTATTATAGCTAAAAGGATTGTTTAATTATAAGATTAGTGTTATAGTTACGGTGTTATAAAGACTTCCTAAATGTTTTGCAATAAGCGGGCTACGTGGAAAATAGTCCGCTTTTTGTATGCTCTAATGACGATTTTAAGGCCACGTTCGTTCTGCATGTGGTGACTTACCCACTAAAAAACACGTCACAACTCACACGATTATACATATTCAGAGATAAAAAAATACCGTCCCAATAAAGGAACGGCCACGCCCGCCAGCAAGATTTAAATGTATTCTCAAATGTATTCCCTACTTTGAAATAGGTGCCATTATTTGAGGTTTTAGGCTTGCTTTAAGTGCTTAGAAACGCCGGTTTAACGGCATTTATGCAATTTTGTGTACAACAAAACGGAGAGTAAGGGCGTAGGTATGCCCGGTGTGACGCGGTTTACGGGCACCTTGTGCAACAAACGTGCAATTGCGTTAAACCTGCCACGTAGTCACACCGCCTTACCCATGTCATCACCCCCCTATAGGACACTATTTATCAGTGTCACGCTGTGCTTCCAGCATTACCAAATCGTTAAGTACACGCCCAGGATCTGTACCAATTGTGTAGGCTATTGCACCCACCACCTTGGTGCTTAGACCGAAAGCGCTGTTCTTTTCGGCGGCACGTTGCAGCGTGGAAGCTGCGATTCCTGATTGCTTTGCCACCTCGTACCGTGTCACAGAAAAATCTGACAGATAACTGTCCAGAAGATTATACGCTACTGGTATTGGTGTGAGTATATCGGTATCAATTCCTTTTGCACGCAGACGGGCAACCGCTTCACTCTTGGCTTTACCTTGGCCGTACTGCACTTTCAGCATGTCGAACCAGTCTTGTGCGCGCTTTGTACCTTCGTCTATGGCTTTATTTTTAGCTTTGCTAAAATCGTAAGGCGCTACCCCGATTACTACGCCCTTGCCGTTACGGCGTACCTGATACGTGTCGAAGTCGTCTTTGCTCTCGCCTACTGCAAACCGCAACTGATCTAATTCATCAGCGGCCAATTCGTCATAGCTCTTGACGCAGTTCAGAATGGTGTTTTTGTTTTGGTCGATAATCTTCATGGTATTGCCCTCCGTGGCTTGTCTTTGTTTTCCTGTTCCTTGGTACATTTATATAATACCACTTTACGTACTAATTGCAACCGATTTGCGTATTATTTTTAAATTTATTTTTGAGCACACAAAAAAGCCCCACCCTCCGCAGAGGATGAGGCTAATTTGATGAGCTGTGTATAGCTTTAATGAGCTAGAACGGTTTCCTCCCGGCATTGAGTTGCCGCTGCATGTACTTGACCATCGGTGAGACCTTGCTCAGCTTGCCGTCAGCAGGTGTCCCTGCCTTCTTCTGCATGGCCTTGTAAGTCTTCGGCCCGCGCAGACCGTCAGCGGTGACCTTGAGTGCGCGCTGAATGGCTTTGATAACCGTTGAAGGCTTGGAGATTACACCGTCCACGGGTGTACCGTAGACCTGCTGGAGGCGGCGAGTAGTGCCCGCGCCCCACATGCCATCGACTGCGAGCTTGCTCGTGGAAGTCTTAGCCTTGGCCGCTGGCTTGCTGACGGTCGTGGAGACCTTAGCGTCTGCCTTGCCCGCCTTGATGTCGGCAGCAAACTGCGCCTTGCTGATGCCCAGACTTTCAAGCCAGTCGTACGGATCAACGTGCGTGGTCCCGCCATAGTTCTTGCGGCACCAGTCGTGGGACTTAATGCCGCTAGTCTTGTTAGCGCTGTCCAGCGTGAGTTCAGCGCCATACTTCTCTGCCATCGTCACTAGGAACGTCACAAAGTTTTTATATGCCTTGAGTGAGCGTTCTTTATCGGTGAACTGGCAAAGCTCCACCTGTACGGGCGCCTTACTGTTCGCATTGCCGCAGCCCCACGCCTTATAGCCCGGCGTTCCAGATTGATATACGGATGTGTCATCCACGAAGAAATGCACGAATGTCTCCGACTTCTTGTAATTATTCTTGAAGTGAGTTGCCTCAGCTTTCGCACTCGCATTAATTGTGTCCGTAGCGTGCGCCACAATAAGCTTCCCCGTCGTCTTTGGCGTTCCAGCATTGAATGCCAGTGACGTGTTAATTGTTAATGTCATCTACTTATCCCCATCTTTCTTTGGCTTGGTGTAATTCAGTGCCTGGGCACTGTCGGTCACGCCAGCCGTGGTTGGATCAGTGACCACACCAAGAATTGACAGCACCGCGAATACCGCATTGACGATACCTGTAAGTTGCGTGCCCAAGTTGGCAAAGTCCCACTTATAACCAAAAGGCGCAGCAACAGCTTGCGCAAGCAATAAAATAGCCGGCACAAGGGCCAGCCAAAATTTGACGCTTAATACTCGTACTTTCCAATTAATATTCATGGTTATCTTCTCCTTTGATTCCTACGGTGTCTTCTAATCGAGTGATTCTAACCGAATAGCTACCGAGCTCGTCATCGTGTGTCCTCAGATGTTGTCCCAAGTCTATCAGCGATTGTTCGTGTAGCTTGAGCTGACGATTGATGGTTTCTGAAAGCACTTGAATATCAGATCGCAATGGATCTAAGGCAATCTTTTTGAACAGCCAACTGCCCGCGCTAACGCCAACTCCTATGATTGATATGAACTCCGCCCAGTCACCAATCGTATATCCAAAAAATATCACTTTCTCACTTCCTTCCACAAAAAAACGCTAGGCGTTTGCCCCAGCGGTATAGTCATTACCGGTTATCTGCTTATACTCATCAGGCGTAATCATCAGCCCCACATAAGGCTCAATCGCAATACCCCAACCATAGAACTGGGCCACAGTGTCATAATTCGTCATGATGCACCCCCTGCTTTCAGCTGTGCCAGCTCCAATGTTAGATTGGCAATCATTTGCTGCTCCGCAGTCGGCACCGGCTTGGCTAGCTCGGTCTCTATTTCTGCCGCCTTGTCAGCATCCAGCACAAGGTGCCCATCCGTCAGCTTAGTAGCTCCGGGTACCAGTGTCGTCAGCTCATCCGCATACAGGTCGGTGTCTCCCGCCGGGTCAGTGCCGGCGCCGGTCACATACCCATCCGCATCTGTTTCGACCGCGCACCGATATAGCAATGCTCCATCTGTAATCTTGCTGATGCCCGGGATGATACGTGACAACAATTCATCTGGCACATACTCCACGGTGTCGGTATCGCGTACACGCGTCGTGTAATCAGTGATGTAGCCATCCGTATTATACGTTGCTGTAATTT